GAGTTATATCCAGATGTCATAAAGACTGACTGCGTTGTTATGGACTTCGGCACATCAATCATCACTCATGGCGGTTTAGACGAAACAGCAAACTTAGATGGTGCAGACAAGTCTGTTGGTGGCGATGCTCCAACGAAAATTTGCCCAGACTGTGAAAGCGAAGTGGCATCGAACACACGCATTTGTCCAATCTGTGAGCATGAGTTTGAGCGCAAAATAAAAGACGTATTAGAAAACTTTGAGATGACTGAATACGATCTCATGCAAATGTCTCCGTTTATGTGGATTGATCCATACGGCAACGGCTCTGCAATGATGGCTATGGGCTTCAATGGCTTTACTCTGGTGGGCAACATCGGAGATTACTGGATAGCTATCGTAAAAGCTAAGAATGGGCGTCCTAGAGTAGTCTCCATAGGCGAGAAGGTACAGGCAATGGCTGCGGGGGATGACTTCTTGCGAGAAATAGAGGATAGTAACGCAGCAAACAAAACAAAACGCTGGTTGAACCAGCCTGCATCAGCGAAGCAAAAGGAGCATCTAGCCGCAAATGGCGTCACTATAAACATGATGGATTTCTCTTGGACTAAGTACAAAGCAGCTTGCTGTTTGAGTTACTATTGGAACAGAGATGGCGTTGATAAATTGATAGTAGACAACTGGAGAAAACTAACAGGGAGCAATTACACATGAACCGAGGCGAATTATTAGATTTAGCGAATAAATATGTAACCAAGGAACGCGCTCAAGAGCATGGAGACTTGGAAGAGAATTTTAATAGAATAGCTGATTTATGGAATAGTTATTTAGAGGATTCTTACATCAGCGTTACAGATGTTGGGGTAATGATGACCCTTCTAAAAATTGCTCGTATTAAATCAAATCCCAAAAACTTAGATAACTTTGCGGATGGTGCGGGTTATTTAGCGTGTAGTGGAGAACTGGCTACAAAAGAAGATAATGCCTAGATTTGAAATGCACATCATGATCGCTGAGAAATCAGAGGATAAAGTTGAAACAGTTGAGTACGAATTGGTTTGCTTTGTAAGTGACAACTCAAACCTAATTGAAGTCGAATCTTCCGCGAATGACGCTCTTAGAGAGCATCTGGAGGATGCAGATAATGTTGTTTTATTTGGAACAGCAATCGTTGAGATAAAAGGCAAAGAAGTTTTAAATATCGCGTTCCAAAATAAGGAAGCGGATCAAGACGAATTAAACAGCATAATGGATTTATGCACAATTGGAAGGGAGATAATACATTGAGCGAAGTTGATACAGCACCAACGCCTATGAAAGAATTAGCATTTATATTGGGCAAGTTTGGTTGGAACACAAGGTTTTCTGATCTTACAGAAGAGCAAGTTCAAACACTTATATTTGGAATACAAGAATCAAAACGTCTAGCAGCGGAGATCGACATTGGAAAACTTGAAGACACTTATTATAAGTCAACAGGTACTTGGCCCTCTACCTCAATCCCATTTTAATTAGAGGTCTGAGGTATTGAGATGATTATATCATGGTGGAGTGCAGGGGTTACTAGCGCCGTTGCAACTAAGATAGCTATTGAGGAATTTGGGAGTTTGGTAAAGCCCATATATTTTGCTATAGATTCTGCGCATGATGACAACGCCAGATTTAAAAAAGAGTGCGAAGATTGGTATGGCTGTGAGATAGAGGTTTGGCGGTCTGAAAAGTACAAAGATCAATTTGATGTTATTAAAAAGACTAGATATGTGAACGGTCCAGCAGGAGCAAGATGCACTTCTGAACTCAAGAAAAATGTTAGACACAGAGTAGAGAAAGAACTCGCCTATGATGGTCAGGTGTTTGGATTTGAGTTTAGCAAAAAGGAAATAAACAGAGCGATAAGGTTTAAAGAACAATATCCTGTATCTAAGCCTATATTCCCTTTGATTGAAAAGCGCATGACCAAGCCTGAGTGTCTGCACTTCTTGCAAAAAGCCAACATAGAAAGTCCAGCTATGTATGGGCTTGGATATAAAAACAATAATTGCATTGGTTGCGTAAAGGGTGGTGCAGGTTATTGGAACAAAATCAGAATAGATTTTCCAGATCACTTTAAGCAAATGGCTGAACTAGAGCGTGAGGTGGGCAACTCATGTATTCGTGGCGATTTTCTGGACGAGCTAGACCCTAAAAAGGGGCATAAGCAAAAGATAATTATGCCTGATTGTGGAAACTTTTGTGACATAGAGTTTGAAGAATTAAATCACCCACAATTAGAAATGATTTTTGATGCTCCAGAACTAATAAGAGGTTTATAAGATATGACAGAGGCAATCGTAAAAGAGATTGAAGATGCAGTAGATATTGCAATCGTTGCAGGAGAGAAGAAAAGGACGCGGAGAAAATATATCGGTGCGTCTAGTATTGGCGATGAGTGCCAGAGAAAGATACAGTATCGCTACCTTAACTACCCTGTTGACCCTGACAAAGAGTTTACAGCGCGTACACTGCGTATCTTTCAGTTTGGGCATGAGATTGAGGATTACACAGCAAAGTGGCTGAAAGACGCTGGTTTCGATCTGCGTACAGAAAAGAAAGACGGCAAGCAATTTGGCTTCTCTATAGCTAACGATGAAGTCAAAGGACACATAGATGGTGTGATCTGTGCTGGTCCTGCCAATATGAGTTATCCTAGTTTGTGGGAGTGCAAGTCAGCAAACGACAATAAGTTTAAGGCTTTCGTTAAACATGGCGTAGCAAAAGCTAACCCAGTTTATGCAACTCAGATAGCTCTGTATCAAACGTATATGGATTTATATGAGAACCCGGCATTGTTTACTGTGGTTAATAAGAACACTTCAGAAATCTACTATGAACTTGTCCCTTACAATAAGCGTTTGGCTCAAGAGGCAAGCGACAGGGCAGTGAATATCTTGACGGCGGCAAAAGCTGGTGACATTCTACCGCGTATTGCTCAAAGCAAAGATTTCTTTTTATGCAAGTGGTGTGAGTTTAAGCAGAGTTGTTGGGAATCATAAAAAAAATGTGAGGCGTGCTTGGTAGGCCGCACCTCACATTTAATAAGTAGAACAGGGTATATAGGGGCAAAGTAATGAATGTTTTAAGTTTTGGCAAGACAACAAAAGAAGTCGCAGAGAGAATATCTAAAGAAGTTCCTCGTAGCGTCCAGTTGCAAATATTAGTTGATACATATCCATCTGGGGTAATTCGTGGCAAAGAGTTTTTTATCGGCTCTCTAAGTGGTGAAGCTGGCAAGTCATTAAGAATTAACATTGATACAAGTAGTCCTTGGTTCCTAAAAGGAATGGACTTTGAATCAGGGGATGGCGTTGGTGGTATCTGCAAAATTTTAAAAGAAGGTCGGGGGTATGATCTGAAAGAGTGTGTTAAAATGCTCGCTGAGTATATCCCACAAGATTATGTAGCGCCTCCTGAAAACATTGTTAAGCCGAACAATCCTGAAAGTTTTACTGTATCGACAGAAACTCAAAAACCCGAACAAAAGACATCCATTAACCCAAGTACGCCGTTTGAAGAAGAATATACCTATACAGATGCAGATGGAGTCGTGATTGTTTCAGTCCGAAAATACTATGACCGGGACGCAAGTGGAGGAATTGTTCGGGATAGTGCCGGGAAACCTAAGAAACAATTTCGCCAGTTCATGAATGGTCGCCAAGGTGTTCCTGAACCCAGACCTCTGTATAACATCCCGAACATATTAGACGCGAATAAGATTATATGGGTCGAAGGCGAGAAATGCGCTGATGCTTTAAACGCGCTGGGCTATACCGCAACTTGCACAATAGGTGGTGCAGGGATGCTATCTGAGAACACTGCAAGCAAGTTCGACTTCTCGCATCTGCGTAACAAAGACGTGATCCTATGGCCTGATAATGATGAAGCTGGTAAAAAGTTAGCGCGTATTGTCGAGGCTCAAGCGAAAGCAGCGGGTGCAAAATCCACCATGATGCTGAAAATACCGTCCACTAAGGAAGAGAAGTGGGACGCGGCTGATGCAATAGAAGAAGGCTTCAACATCGAAAAGATGTTAGAGACTAACGAGAACAAGGTTAAGAAGCCTATTAGTCTTGTAGACGATAGCCTGTTAATCAACGAATACTTTGTTGGCTCGGCTCCCGAACAACATTTTCTGATTGGCGATACAATACCTCTCGGCGTTCCTGTCGTGTTTGCTGCGGCTGGTGACAGTGGTAAAGGCATGATGACGCTTGATCTAGCTATGAAGGTCGCGTCAGGGGCTTCTATGCAAAGCGCATTTGGTGGGTTGGTTGCGGAGCATGGTGACGTAATTCTAATCACTGCGGAAGACGATAAAGACGAGATGCACAGACGTATTTCTAGGCTTGATCCTAGTAAGTACCGCGAACATTACGAACATAAACTGCGTGTGCTACCATTGCCAAACCTCGGCGGTGTGTTTCCAATCATGCAGAAGTTCGACAACACCTACCTGATGGGCGAAGAGTTCTCTCGCATTTATGACCAGATGTTAGAGATGGAAGAAC